AATCATTTCCATTCCTTTATACTGCATCTGATGGCCTTTGTATTGGTTTCCGTCCTTATTCAGATGGATAACCAACTTGATCCTTAGCTGGTGGTTAGTAGCCCAAACGGTAAGCGCATCGGAAAGCTGTGACGCGATATATTTTTTTATCATATTCCCATATGTATAAGCCATTTTAATTTCCTCCCGTTATTTTGTTTCTCTTTATGCTCTTATTGTAGCATACTGGTATCAGTATGTAAATAGGCAAAATATACAGACTTATTATGGAGAATTATGGACAACTCACAAAAAACTCTCTTAATTGAATATGCATATAAGGAATGGGAAGATGATGCTGAGATTGTCCTGACTTCGTTTCCGCTGACCGGGCCAGGTGGATTGAGAAGACTCTTGGGGGAAAAGTACCCAGAGTATTTTTGCAAAGCTTATATGCCGGATCAGTTTGAGAGGGAATTTGGGGACTATGCAATTGAAATGCTGGAAGACCTCAAAGATATAATCAACGCAAAAATACCTGTTAAAGAAGCGAGGGTGGCCCCGAGAGGTCACGCGAAATCTACCATATGCACGGTTGCTATTCCGGCGTGGGCGACGGTTTATCAGAAAGTCAGATATGTACTTTTTATTTCAGCTAACGAGGATACGGCGTGTAACTTTTTAGGCAAGGTAAAAATCGCTTTGGAAAGCCCCAATATCATTGAGGACTTCGGGCCAATTAAAGGCTCAAGAGGCAATTGGCTGTCAACGTGGAACGACCATGAAATTGAAACCACTTCTGGAATTACAGTTGAATGCACAGGTTGGACGGCGGGGATCAGAGGAAAGAATAAAAAGAAAGGCCGTCCCGACCTTGTTATATTTGATGACCTTGAAGACAAGAAGGTTATGGAATCCCCAAGTTTAAAAGAAAAATTAGAACACGCCTTCACTGATGAAATGCTGAAGCTTGGAGATTTCGACACCATCTATTTTTACGTCGGTACTCTACTAGCGGTAGACTCACTTCTGGCGAGGACGATCAAAAAGGCTACGTGGAAATTCAAGTTATATAAAAAAGTCATGTCCTTCCCCGACGAACAAGGAGAAAAATTATGGGAAGAATGGCGGCTCATATTTCGGGATTTATACAACGATAACCGTATGGAAGACGCCTATGCGTTTTACCTATCGCACAAAGAAGATATGCTCAGGGGCGTCAAGATGTTATGGGAAGGCAAGTACCCCGAAAACTTGATGGTGTACAAGGGCGCTTACTACAACACGATGCTTGAACGAGAAGAGTCGGAAGACTCATTCTGGCAGGAAGACCAGAATGAGCCGCGAAACTCTGATGACATGAAGTTTAAAAATATCCATTATTGGGAGTCGTGGCCGGACAAAATCAAGTCTTTAAAATTAGCTATCGACCCGTCCGAAGGCAAAGGCGACAGCACGGCCTATGTATGCGGCGGCGAAATGAACGGCGGATACTTTGTCAGAGAAGGCAGACTGGCCTTGCACGACCCATATCAAATCATGTCCGAGGTCGTTAGATTTGTTCAGGAATATCCATTAATTGATGAGATAGTCCTTGAATCGAACCTGTTTAAAGACCTTTTAAAAGTGGAATTGATAAAGGCTTTATGCGCCGCTAAGATGCCGGACGGTTCAAGCTGCTACCGAACAGTTACACATAAGCACGCAAGCGAAAACAAACACATCAGGATCATGAAGATGGAACCCGACATAAACGGCCAAAAAGTATTATTCAATGAAATCAATTCTACTTACAACAAACAGATTAAAGATTACCACCCAAAGGCGGCGCACGATGACGCGCCGGACGCATTGCAAATATTAATCTCTGCACTAAAAAAACCAAACTACTATATCAAGTAAAGCGGGTGAATAAATGGCTGAAAAAATTGCATTAAAAGAGAGGCTCAGCGCGGCAAAAGCGGCCTTTAGCGGACAGCCGAACCAATCGCTTTTGAGAATGGCGCAGAGGTTCGCACCCGTTTACGGAGAGCCGCCGAGAAGATCAACCGAGGATTGGATAGAACTTTATAATAAAAGTCCCCGTATGAATCCGATTCATCAGATAGCCTCCGATGTGGCTACGTCGAGTTACGGAATTTATAGTAAAAAAGACCAAAGAAAAACAGAAAAAATACAGGACACGGCTATAGAAAAGCTTCTCAAAATGCCAACGACCAACAAAACAATCACAGAATACGTTTTACTATACATAACTCAGGTTTATTTAATGCTGCCTTCTGGAGAAGCGTTCTGGATTAAAGAAAGAAACAAACTCGGAAAAGTCACGGAGTTGTGGCCGGTTCCTCCGGGATGGGTGCAATCGATTCCAAGTATAACGCAGGACTTCTTTATGATATATCCGCAAGGAAATATGCAGTCACCGTCAATTCCCGTTGCCCCGTTTGATATGGTTTACTTCAAAAAACCAGACGTGAATAATCCCTATTTAAGAGGGATCGGCAGAGCCAACGGAATAGGCGATGAGATAGAAACCGATGAATACATGGCAAAATATCAAAAAAGATTTTTCTTTAATGATGCCTTGCCTAGCGTTGCGATTTCGATGCCAAACGCAGACGAAACGTCTATAGATCGTGCTGAAGAATCATGGAATCAGAAGTTTGGAGGACATAATAATTCTCACAAAACGGCGTTTTTGAACTTCGACGGAAAGATTCAACTTTTAAAACAAACCGAAAAGGATATGGACTTTATAGAGTCCAGAAAATATTTGAGGGATACGGCAAACCAGCACTTTTCAATCCCTCCCGAATTGTTTGGAATCCTTGAAAATTCAAATCGTTCAACTATCGATGCGGCATATTATCTCTATACAAAAAACGTTCTCAGAAAAGAGCTTAAATTCATAGATGATGTTTTAAATATTCAATTGATTCCCGAGCTTGATTCTTCTGTAATTTTTGAGCACGACAACGTCGTCCCGGAAGACGATGAGTTTAAATTGAAACGAGCCACCGAAGGATTGAAAAACGGCGCATTGACGGTAAATAAATGGCTACAGGAAAACGGTTATGATCAGATTGGGGATAAGGGAGAGGCTTTATATGTTCCTCTGAACATGGCCCCGGTTTATTTGAACGAAAAAGAAGAGGCCACTGCACCAGCGGGAGAAAAGGTAGCGGATACCGCACTGAATGGTGCACAGGTATCAAGTCTGCTTGAGATCGTTATGTCGGTGACAACGGGACAGATACCGAGAGAAACTGCGATCAATCTTATTATGAACGCCTTTATGTTTGACAGGGTAACAGCAGAGGCGATATTGGCGGACGCTGGGAACGGGTTTGTTCCTGCACCTTTAGGCGCACCTGTGAAGCCCGCACCCGAAGCGGAGCCTGCGGAACCGCCCGCGAAGCATGTGAAACGTGCGTTCCTTCCGGAGCAAAAAGAGCGCATGTGGTTGATTTTTGACAAAGCGGCCACGAAAAACGAACAGGCGTTTATCTTGAACCTCAAACGGTACTTTCAGAGCGAACAAGACCGGATCGTAAACTCTCTGGAAAAATCGGTCAAGGCAATCGACCCGCTATTGGATTGGGACAAGGAAAAAGAAACTCTATTCAAACTTCTGACCTCCCTGTGGATGGCTTCTTTGAAAGATGGTTTTGAGACAACGAACGAAACATTTGGATTCGGCGTATCCTTTGATGTTGTAAATCCAACATTCATTGATTGGATCAGTGAGTACGGAGCGGAGCGGGTTAAAGGCATAAATGATACCACGAAAGAGGCATTGAGAAAAACCTTGGCTGAAGGAATTGACGCAGGGGAGTCTATTCCAAAACTGAAAGACCGGGTTTTGGGAGTGATGGGAGAGGCTAAAACCTCACGGGCCGAAAAAATCGCTAAAACCGAAACTCACAATTCTGTTGGTAAGGGAACGCAGGAAACTTACGCAGCAGCCGGGGTAAAGAAGAAGGAATGGTTGACCTCAATTGACGGTCGAGAAAGAGAGAGCCACGCGGCAATAAATCACGAAGTTGTGGACATCGACAAGCAGTTCGGCAATGGGCTTAGTTTTCCGGGAGATCCATCAGGGCCACCAGAAGAGGTTGTGAACTGCCGTTGCGTTGAACTTCCGGTAATAGAATAGGAGGAACTATGGATATTAACATGGAAAAGCATAAATCACATCAGCGCGAATCCTTAAAGGCGATGAACGAATTCCGCAAAGCGTTACAAAGACATTTTGAGGTCGTTGACGCTAACGCGAGACGATTAATTAATACGAGATGGGGTGAATAAATGTCAGCAATTTATAAATCCTTGCCAATGGAAATAAAGGCAAGCGGTAGCGGAAACCTTGTGTTCAAAATCAGCACGAAAGCAATGGACCGTGATGAAGACGTAATGGAACCGATGGGCTGTGATCTGACGAACTATCGGGCGAATCCTGTTGTTTTGTTTGCACATGATTATCAAAGTCCGCCAATAGGAAAGTCGATAAGGGAGTCAATATATCCGGAATTTATTGAGTCAGAGGTTGAATTCGCCCCGACCGCCTTTGCACAGGACTGTAAAAAGCTTTGCGAGGGTGGATTCTTGAATGCCGCCAGCGTAGGTTTCAACGGGATTGAATCTGAACCGGTACAAGGTAGTAAATGGGGCAAACATTATAAAAAGTGGGAACTCTTGGAATGGTCAGTCGTACCTGTTCCGGCCAACGCAGGAAGCCTCATTCAAGGCGCGAAAGCAAAGGGGTTGAATTTGGACGCTATGGAAAAAGAGCTTAATATCGAAACAAAAACGGCAGATATCTTTGGGAACCCTTCGACCTATGACATTGAACGGGCAATTCAGAATGCCATTAACCCCGGATATAACTTACCGAGCGTATGGGTGTCTGAGCTTTATCCTATCAATTTTCCAAGCGGAAATGTCATTATTTGCAGACAGGACAAGTATTTTCAACATTCGTATACTTATACGATGATGAACGACACGCCGCAAATAACGCTCAGCGAAGGAACGGAAGTTGTCACTGGATATAA